TCTTTTGCCACCATTTCCAGCGGGGTTGGGGTTGATAACAGTTTCTTTGTCAGTTGAATCATGTGTTCTCCTCAATTGGTACATCACGCCATTCGCCATCATCCACAACCCAATCGTCATGCGCCCATATTTTCTTTTCCCACCATTGTTGAAGGACAAGGATTGGGGTTGGGGTTGGGGTTGGCTCATAACGAACTACAAAGCGCAGCTTGGGTGTCGGTGTCGGTGTCAGTGTCATTTGCATTCCTTGGTGAACACGGATGCCACGGTGTAGCACTTGGGTTGGTAAGTGGCGTAGCCCATGTAGAACCCCACCACAATGACGGTAGAGACAAGCCCCACCAGCGCAAAGAAGTCAGCGAAGAAATCTAGTATGTACTTCATGTTGCGCTCCGTGTTCACAGTCGTTGCGGGCTCTGCATTACGTACTTGGCAAACTGCTTCTTGTTCTTTGAAGATGTATGCCACACGTTGACAATGTTCCACCCGCCCTCCTTCTTTAGTATGTGAATGACTGCCGCCAAACGAAAGCACCCGCATCCTTTGAGCGCATCCATAGGGGTAAGCTGCCTACCCTTCAGCAACTCATCCAGCACCCATGCAATCTGTGTTGACTTCGTGGCAATAAAGTCTTTGTTTGTTAACGTAGCCATTAGTTGTCTCCTTCTGTTTCTGCATCAATAAGTTCTTGGTCTTCGGGGTACAAATCTTCATACGGTATGAAGTGGTTCTCCTGACAGCAGTGGTACTTGTCCCCTCTAGGTGTCAGGCAATACACGCAGTAGTCGCTCATCCTAAATCTCCTGTTTCATGTTTTAATCTTTTGAGCCGCATACGGACGTTGCTTACGATGTCGGTATCGTCCCAAGGTTTAGATACGAATTGGGTTGGATACGGCTGTGTCACTATCACTTGTATATCCATCAAGCATTCATACAACTCATCTGCTCGTGCTGCCCGCATAAATGCTTTCTCTTCGACGGGTATGTCGAACATCAGGTTTGCCATCATCAGTCACTCTCCTTTCTCTTGTTCCAAACCATCACTCTCTTCCTCACCCTCTTGTGGTTCTAGGTAGTACAAGGCATCGTGTACCTTGAGACCTAGCCCATCTACGTAGTTGCCTTCTTGTGCAATACGCAACGTACAAATAGCACGTATCACCCAAGCAGGGGCATCCTTCTGCGCTATGTTTTTTCTTAGCTTACCTTTGAAACTTGGCAATGTAAAGTCTATAATATCTATCAGACCATCGTCTTTGATAGTCACCCTCAATGCCGCTTTTGTCTCCGCTTTTGTTATCAGTGCATGAATGATTTGCGGGTCGTTCACTGATGGGATTGGCACGGTATAAATGCTTGGGATGTGGTCAATCCTAGGTTGGGGTAGGGTGCGTACAAGGGTTGAAGGGTATCGCGGGTCGTTATGCCCAAAGCTGTACCTAGAATTACCCAATGCACGTGCATACGTTCTAAACCACCATTCAGATGACAGCACATCGTTTGCCACCACTTCTTTGAGTGGCTTGTTCCTGTAGTAGTTGTCTTCGTAGGCTTCGTTGTTATTCATTCGTATATCTCCTCAATAGATTCAACACTCCAGTTTGAGTCGTTGATATTCACCCCGTCAGCTTCGATGCGTTTCCACGCTACTCCCTCAGCTTCGTCTTCGTTCTCAGCTTCCACAGTCACAATCACGTAGCTTGTGCGCTGCAACTCCACTTCATAGGTTTTCATGTTTCATCCTTCTTTTCTTTTTCCTGCGCCATCTCGCACAGGGTGTCGTACTGCTTCCATGCCGCGCAGCATATGCAAGTCCACTCGTAGTCAGGGCAACGCTCACCATAGAATTCGGTGAGGGCTTCTTCAATCAGGTTAGTCATCATGGTTGTTCTCCTCAAGGTTTTTTAGTTGGTACTCAGCAAGGCGGGCATCCCATGTTTCTTGCGTATCGGGCGGGTATATCCCGTGGTATGAGATGGTGCATCCTTCTTCGATGGTTGGGTCAGCAAGCATCGCGGCCTCGGCTTCTTGTTCGGAATCAAACGGCCCAACAAAGAAAAACCCACTCTCGATGTCGCCTATTACGGCAATACATTTGCATTTTCTAATCATGCTTCGTTCTCCTCTCAAATAAACACACAGAAAAATGTATCTGTGAAACGCACACCCACATCAACGATGGGCTTGCGTACTTCAGCAATCTGCAAGACAGCTACCTTGTTGCGAATGTGTTCAGGCACATCCTCCAGCTTGAATAGCACTTGCTCCATCTCGTCTTCAACTTGCATCACCACACGGTCAGGCTTAGACCATACGAAACATGTTTTAGGTTTGTATTGCGACATACGTTTCAGTTCCTCACCTTTCTCTGTTATTAGTGCCATTGCTTTCTTAAACGCTTCGGTTGCGGGTTGATAGCCTGAGCGAACCATGTTCTCCACTTCCGCAATCATTGGCTCGTCGATGTTTTTGATTCGGTACAACTCGTCCCTAGCAGGGGAGCCCAGTTTGGATATCGCTTGCGTCAAAGATACTCTGTGGTCATTGATTAGCGCATTCAACAGCTTGGGTTTCAAGTACGTCTTAGCATTCTTGACAGCGTTGGCAAAGTTAGATGTCCGCTTTACGTGATACCCATCATTGCCGGGGTTGTACTTCTCGTTTGTGATTGCATCTGACTTCACACAGAAATTTATCTTGCCCTCCTTGTCGCAATACAAAAACAACATACCTACACTTAGTTCAGGGGCTTCCTTGTAGGCCACACCCACGATGCTGTAGATGTCATATTTATCGGGGTTAAAAGTCGGTCTGCTTAGTTTAGGTAGCGTGAACACCACATCGCGGCGAGCATGCTTAAAGTCCAACATGAACCGATGCAAGTCACGGGGCACGGGGATTTCATCTACCCACCACAGATGTCCCACAGACTTAGCGTAGTCATACGTATTCACGTAGTCGGTGTAATCGCTACCTACAAAATCTTCCTTGGTAATCGCTGGCATAAAAGTTCCTTTCACTGGTTGATAAAAAATAGGGAAACTCAACGGGCAACTTCATACGGTATGAATTTGATGAAGTCCCCGATGAAGTCCCCGATGAAGTCCCCCGCGCCCTGATAACTGTTTCCTTGCTCCATTAGTCGATGTGGATGACCACACCCGATGGCGGCTTTGCGTTCTTGTTACCCACCACACACCACAGCACAGGGCATGACCACTCGCCCCATGAACCCATCTCCCCGTCAGTGAACATGACTACGCACTCGGGCACAATCTGTTCCTTCTTCATGTACTTAGGCACACATGCCGCATCAGTACCACCGCCCCCTGCTGGGCTGGTTGACTTAGACAACTTATCCAAGTCATCACGCCCATAAACTTCGTGTCGTGCAACTTGGGTATCCCAATACAACACATCCACTTTCTCGGGCTGGAGCGTGGTGCACACCGCTTGCATCTCAGCCAAGAACGGCTCCAGTGCATGAAAGCATGAACCCGATGTATCTGCGCCGAGAACCACACGCCCCATCGTCTCGCTCACCGTGCTAGGCATATACACATCGTGCTGGAGCCAACGGCGGTTGACCTTCTGCCATGTGGAAATATCTTTACCAGCAGCAAGCGAGGACAGATACTCACGCAACTGAACACGCCAGTCAACCTTCGGTTCGGTCAACGCACCCAGCACAGCAGACTGATTGCCGTTCATCTTCCCTGCCAACATCTGACCCTGACGTATCGCTTGGTCAATCTCACGTTGCACTTCCTGTATGTCCTCGGGAGTCATGTCGCTCGTATCCCAGTCATGCTCATCAAGGCCAGCGTCCTCGTCACCGCTCGGGTCACCACCATCGCCATTGCCCTCACCGTCACCCTTACCCTCGCCCTTCTCTTTCTCGTTGTCATCGTCCTCAGCATCTTGGGTCAACGCATCGAACACTTGCTGTGAGTCCATGTCACGGTACTTCTCATCCAGCAGTCCACCCTCGGGCAACTTCACGAACCCATTCGATGCCCTGTCGATGTCATAGATGATTAGGTTAATCACGTAGTCGCATGCCATGTTCGCCCGCTTCGGGTGTATCGCATAGAGATGTTTCCACAAGAACGTATGCTGAAACACCTTGTGCAAGTTCTCGTGCAGAACAAGGCCGCGCCGTTCGGGGTCGGTGAGTTTGGCAATGAATGCTTCGCCATAACGCACATCCACACCATTGGTGCATGCAGTACGAACATCTTTGGACACCATGTACTTGCCGACAAGGATGACACCCGAGTACTCCATAGTTTGTGGATGGGACATAAGTTCCACATGGCAGCGTTCGATAAGCTGTAGTGGGGTTAGTGATTGAGTCTGAGTTAAGAACATAGTGATTCCTTTTTAGTTAAGGGTACAAAACACGGGGCAACTTCATACAACTTCATACAACTTCATACAACTTCATACGGTATGAATTTGATATGCAGTCCCCCACCTACTCTCCATTTACTTCTTCGCGGTCTTGCCGAACATGTAGTTGTTAGCCGCCGCCCACATCTGAAACTTCGTATTGGTTGCCGCAACATTCTGCTTAGGGCAAGCCTCGCTCAACACGCTACGGGCAAACAAGCCTTGCGCCTCCTTGCTGAGTCGTGGCAGGAAGTCCATGAACGCATCCATCGTGGCCTTCTCAATGCGCTGGATTGCCTTAGACACCAACATACACGCCGCTGCACCATTGCTAGGTACGGTGACAGTCGTGGGATTCTTGACCAACTCTTCCCAAGACACAAGTTGAGAGTCCAGCTTGTAGATGGTCAGTATCTTGTGCATCGCGGCTTCGCCTACCGTACCCGTCATGGCATGCCACAGGATTGCATCACCCAAGATAGCGGTGCGGGTAATCAAGTCGCTTGCCGCATGTAACGAACGTGGAGTAACACATGCCAACCGTACAGTACGTGGGTCGTTAATCAGCACGTTCATCTCGGGCTTCTCGTAGTCTTCGAACGATGCCAGCATCTCAGGGAACTCGCGCATCGAACCGATGATGACCGGATGCCATGCGTTGTTGATTGCATACTCCATCATGGTCATGTAGTCGGGCTTCGATACCCGAACTTGGATGACACGATTGCGAACGTGTGCTGGTACGTTATCGCCTAAGCCTTCTACCGAAAGATTGGTAGTCGCAAAGATGATGCCGTTCAACGTGTACATACCCAGTTGACGTTCCAGCATCAGACGCAAGCAAGCATTGAGTACGCCACCCTTGGCCTTGCCCAACTCGTCCATCATCATCACAACCTTCTTGCCCTTGAAGTGCAAGCCAAACTCTTCGTTGGGAATGAATGAGCAAACCTCCACACCATCTAGTGTGCGAATTTTGGGCACGGTGAAGTCGCCCACATCCTTCGTGGTCAGGTCAACGTAGCAAAAGATGTAGTCTTTGAACTGCGGCAACTTGGCTAGGGATTTGAGGATGGATGACTTACCGATACCCATCTCGCCCGACACAAGCACGGTGCGTAGGTCACCAATGGAGGCAATTAGGTCAACGCATTGCTGGAGGGATAGGGATTTATACATAACAGACATGATGATTCCTTTCAGGGGTTAATAAAAAATACACAACGAATACATAAACACACAGAGCTAGAACTAACGGGGAACATTGAACACAGGGAAATAAGTTAGGGGGAAATTTCAAAAGGGAACTTCATACCGTATGAATTCCCCCCCGTTTTTTAGAATGAGAACTTGTCCAGCATGGCGTCCACCTTGCGCTTGGTTTGCTCACGCAGGGAATCACTCTCACGCAGGGAAGTCGCATCGACACCGCGCATTGCATCCTCCAGTTGCTTGCGCATCTCCTCCATCCGAACATCGCCACCGATGTTGAAGTGCTTGAGCAGCCCAGCCACTTCGATGGCGTTCTCTACCAATGAGTCACGGAATATCTTGCGCTTGGGGTCACCGTCCGCCCCTACCGTATCTTCAAGACGCTCTGACATCTTGGTGAGTACATCGTGCAGCCTATCCCATGCATCCTGCATTGCGCCCTTGATGCGGGCATCCATCACGGTCTCGTAGTGGGTACGCAATTCCTCCAGCCCCTCGCTCCCGATGTCCACGCGAAAGTCCCCCGATGTAGGCAGGGGTGCAAGCGAGTACCGGAACCCGAACTTGTTGACGATGTGTTCCCGTGTCGGGTAGTCCTCGCGGTTGAACAAGTCGCCCAGTTGGAATGCCGCCGCCGCGACCATCGTGTCGTACTCATTTAGAAAATTGTTCACAGCTTGGGCGAACTGCTGCTCGTAATCCGCCAGTCGTGATTTGAAGTCCAGCAAAGATGTTGTAGGGAGAAGCCTGTCGCCGTTGTCGCCCCACGGCTGGGTCACCGTGTACAGCCATGTACGGATTGCGCCGCTCAGTTTGGTTAACTCCTCCAGCTTGCCGCTACCAGCAAACAGATTCTTGGTGTAGTTGCCAGCACGGGTACGGGTTGACTTTTGTTGGTCAACTTCCTCGCTCACCCGCTTGTCCAGCTTGCGCCCTGTCCATACGGACAGAGATAGGTTGACGATGAGGGCACTGCTTGAGAGAGTGCTGACGTTGGCGTTGGTTGTGGTTTGCAGTTGCATGATGGTTCCTTTCAGTTGTGGTGTCTTCATACCGTATGAAGTTGCACCGAGTTACTACACATGATTACACATGAGCCTACATTATAACACATTGACAGATGCTGTCAACATAGGGGGAGCAGGCAATCCCCCTGTATGTCCCTATGTTTCCCTGTATGTCCCTATGTTTCCCTATATGTCCCTGCTTATCCCTCCCTTGATGATTGGTTGTTGTTCAACTCCCACTCGTGGTACTGCTTGGATACCCTTGCGTAGACGCGCTCGTCATCCAGCATATGCATGAGTACTTTGCGGTGGTTGTTGGCATCGAACCGGTACTCCATTGCCTTTGCCGTGGCAATCATTGCCCAGCACAGTAGGCAGAATTCCGTGGTTGTGATTTCAATCATGTTCGTATCTCCTTTTGGTTAGTTTGTTTGAGGGTTGTGGGTGCGGCGGTGCTGGTAACGTATTGGTAGTTACCCTTCCCATACTCTTGCACTATGCACCAGCCCTTGCGCTCTGCTTGGGCTTGCTCCTCCCCACACCACAGGCACAGGGGTACAAGGCGAGCCCTTGCGGGCGGGTCAATCTCATCACCACAGATGCGGCAGTCAGTCATTTCATTTTCTCCTCTAGTAATATGTCGATGCACTTGTTCATATGCTTTCGCCCGTACTTGTTTTCGATATGCATGATTGACCTGAAAACTTCAGCACTTGCTCGTGCCCTTACTGGGTCGTAGTGGATAGCTACGATTGCCAGCCGCAAAATAATCCAATCTTCTTTACTCATCAGCCATTTCATTTCCATCCTCCTTTGCTTTCAAGTTTCAATTTTTCCTCTTGCTTCTTCATACGGTATGAAGAATCGGTGTAGTTGGTTGGCGTGTCGTTGCGTGTGGTGCGCTTGGTTTGCACGAACTCAGTCCAGCCGTTGCACGAACTGCACGAATGCTTGTGTGCAAGTTGCTTGCGTTGTAACTTGTTAATAGTTGTCATGCTTGTTCTCCTTCAATTGCCGGTGAATCAGTGCAAACGCATACGATGCGCTCGAAACGTACGGGCGGGGTTTTATTTGTCACCCAATCAAGTGTGGTCGCAACTACGTTCTTGCCGGTGTGGGTGTAACTTTCCACACGCATGGGTTTGCCATGCACTTGGATGACTTGCCCGATGTGGTATTGGGCTTTGGGTATGAATGCGAATTTCATGCTTGCTCTCCTTGTCTTATGAATGTGTGTAACCGTCAGTCTCAATACCTAACCACATACCGCACCACTGCACCATGATGCAGTCCCATCCCTGCTGTACCGTGCGGCGAAAGGCAAGATAGGTCATGCCTTGGTTGTCTTGCGTCCACTTGCGCTTGAGGGAAGCGCGTTGTTGCTTCGTTAGTTTCATCTCGGTTCCTAGGTTGGTTGACGATGGCGAGACTGCCATCGGGTAGAGAGACTGGGGTTGTTAGTTGCCCCCAATCCTCTACCAGCTATAGTCTCTTTCGTTTAATTTGGTTTGGGTTATTTGGTTTCGTTTAATTTGGCTGCGATAGTGTTTGTCGTTGACGCATCTCTCAACTTCATACGGTATGAACTCTCACGAATCCAACCATACAAAATCAACTCGTCTTCCTAGCAGGGGTTGGTGTGTGTCCGGCGGTGGCTCTAAGGTCTGCTTTGGGTTTCCCCAAGACTGATGTCCCCATATATAAATGAGCGGCACTTTCCACACACATACTCTGCATTAGGGTTGTTGCGCGTTTCCGCGCATTGCACCCCACACATTTAGGCAGATGGGTAGAGAAAATAAAAAGTAAAAACAAAAATCTCTACCCTTTGCATTGACTTGCGCTTTGCTATCACTCTTCGGAACCGCACGGGTTCACTACTCGCTACACCACAAAGTGCGCCGACTGACTACGGCACGCCTATTCACTCAGGGAGATATCACACAGCATCATGTATCGTGGGCTTCGCAATCCATCCTATACATAACACCGATTCCTTCTATGTAGCTTCTAGTCACGATGACTAGCGGCGGTTTGGTTCATGCGCTTGTGAGGCGCATCGGTCTACGGATTGTTAAAGAGCGGCGGTTTAGGCAATCTTCATACGGTATGAAGTTGCCGATGTTGTGTGGACTACGATGCTTCCGACACGCCCCAATTATATGCGGTTTCGGGGTTCTTGTCAAGTTAGTTATGGGTGGTTTGGTGTGATGTTTTTGGGGTATTTGCAGGGGTAAATGTAGGGGTGTGTAGTATGTGGAGAGTAAGCAAGGGTGAAGGAATGCAATGTCTCAAATATTTCGTAATATTCTTGAGGGTGGAATAAAAGAAAAGTCAATGGTGGCGCGGGGTTAGCGCGATTTTTTTGATACTATTCTAATATTCTTGGTTTTTGGGATTTTGAGCGAGACAAAACGAGAACGCGAAAATAACCAAAAACAACAACCTATAACAACGCGTTTGTATGTTTAGTAAAAAACAGGAAAAATTTTAGGTTGGCTTATATATATATTTTAGAGAATAATAGAATAATAGGGGTATTTCCCTGCCTAAGTCCTTGATTTATAAGGTTTTTGTTTTATTCTCGGATGCAGAATAATACGGAATATTTGAGAGGTAATACGTGCTTATTACAGCTTGAACTTCATACCGTATGAAGTTGCTCTATCTTTACACGGCCTCATCTTCATACTGGTATGAAGTTTGTCAAGCTGATGCAAGCTGCGGGGGTATGCACTATGTGTGGCATAAGTCAATGCTACTAAGTGCGGCCCGCTTTTAGGAAACAGTTATCAGGAGCAAATTAACTTCATACTGTATGAAGTTATAACAACTACCGCCACACATACTACACACCCCACCAGATATAGCTATGTGCAGCCAGCGTTTAGGATACAGTTATCAGGGGTTTTTGGTAGATTACGAGGGCTTTATGTGTTGGGTAATGAAGCGGAACACCATGTTCATGGTGCCGCCGGGCAAGCCCGTGTAGCAACTTCATACAGTATGAAGTTAGCAGGTGTTGGCACTACACGCCGCACGCCGCGTAGCGTGAGATGGCCCGCTGACAAACGAGCGGCCCGCATTAGATACAGGTCTCAAAGGCCCAAGAATTTTGGGCCAAAAAAAACCCCCTCCGATTTCTCAGAGGGGGTTCGAACTTCATACGGTATGAAGTTATTTGATTTCCGCGCCCATCGCGGTCAACCATGAGGCAATGCACGTATGCAAACTACCTTTGTCGTCGTCATACTCGGCTTGCACTACTTCAATCATGCCCTTGAATTCAGCATGGTTAAATGCTTTCAACATGAGGCTTTCCAGAGTCGCCTTGCCCTTGCCCGCGCCACCTTTGCCCTTTTTGGCATCGGTGCGCGACTTGTTCCAGTCAGTGATAGGTTTGCCAGTCGCTACCGCCTCACGAAACGTGGTCAGGTAGTTGTTAGCAGTCCCGCTCGCCAGTCCCGCGCCCGTCAGCGTGGCGTGGAAGTCGATAGCGGTAGCGTCCTTGCGGCGGTCGCCAACCTTAACCACGCCAGCCTCACGCATGGTGGTGACCAATGCGTTAACACCAGCCATCGCCGTTTCCTGCGCCTTGCTAGCCTCAAGAGACGCAAGGCAGAACTGCGCGGCCTGCACACCATAGTTACCCATAGTGACCACAGCGCGAGTTGCAGAAGAAACGGCAGAGAGTTTTGCTTTCGTTGTCATGATAGTTCCTTTAGGAAAACATCGCACATGGACAATGCGCCATGTGAACGATGCATCGGGTATATCAACTCCCGATAACTGAAATGTACGCCACCTATAACATCTTTGCACGACATAGCGCATTTTCATACGGTATGAAGTTAAATATAGATAACGCTACAGGGCGACCCCATACCCCCTTTTTGGCTTTAGGGGTGGTGAGGGGGGTCGGGGGGTGGAATTTGCACAGTCAATCCTTCATTTTTAGAAATGACCCCCCTCCCCCCTATATTTTTTCCAACAAAATTTGTTTTATTCATCCATATAAAACACCCCCCGGTGTCTTTCAAAACTCCAAACCCCCCACCCCTATATTTCTAAAAATCCCACACCCTATATAACTTTGTGCTATATTGATTGTGTTGGTTCTCCCAACACCCCCTTCTTAACCGGAATGCAAAACATCCCCGGTAAGAAATCCCGGTGTTTTTATGCGCCGTGCCTTGCCTGCTTTGTCGTTGTATGACCATACTGATTACGCCGGAACTGAACGTACCACCACCCTTCCGCATGACGGGGGATGAAATCATGGACTTGCATGAGCGCACTGCCCGTGCATTTGGAACCGTACAGTTCCTGCAAGCTAATGGTTTAGACGACGAAGACGCAGCACCCACCGAAGTTGACCGCAAAGAAGCACGGGCGTTGTTCATGGACAGCCCCACTGCTGAACCTGAGATTCGCACTCCGGGTAAAGCCCTGATGTTGCGGGCTATGCTGACCGAGTACGACATCGACGTTGTGCGCAACGCAGGTCAGGTACGTAGGTACATCCAGTTGAAGCTCTTGGAGATGACGGACTCCAAGAAAGAGAACATCCAGCTAAAGGCGTTGGAGATGCTGGGCAAGATGACCGACGTTGGCGCGTTCACTGAGCGTGTGGAAATCAACGTCACGCACCGCAGCACTGAAGAACTTGAGAACGAGTTGGCCTCCAAGCTGGCGGTCTACATGGGCGACATCATTGATGTGGAGAGCAAGGACTTCGATGAATACACCGACACCAACTCTAACTACGACCCACTCCCGCAAGCCCCTGCTGTACAGATGATTGACCTTGACGAAGAGTTGGGGTTCAGTGGTGGTGAGATGGAAGAGGGGGAAGTCGGAAAGTTTGGGGAAGTCAGGGGGTTTGAAGGGGAGTTTGAAGAAGTTAAGGGGTTTGATAAGGTAGTCAGGGGATTCAATGAACCTGCGTGACCACTTGAAGAACCCGGCGGTGATTGAGCGCATACAGCAGCTTACGCCGGAGCAACTCAAAGCCTTGGTCAAGAGGTTCCCGCATGACGAGCAGTCGGCGGTCATGGACATTCTGGGGGAACTGCGTACCCGACAAGTGCGGGCGGTGGCCTCCGAGGACTTTATGACGTTTGTCAGAGAGATGTGGCCTACGTTTATTGGGGGTCGGCATCACATTCGGATGGCCCAAGCCTTTGAAGAAGTGGCCCGAGGGGAATGTAAACGCCTCATCATCAACATGCCACCCCGGCATACCAAGTCAGAGTTTGCTTCCTTCCTCCTCCCAGCATGGTTTTTGGGGAAATACCCCCACAAAAAGGTCATTCAGACCTCCCACACGGCTGAACTAGCCACTGGATTTGGTCGAAAAGTACGTAACTTGGTGGATTCCACCCCCTACAAACGCATTTTTCCCGCTATCGAACTGCAAACTGACTCCAAAGCGGCGGGCCGGTGGAACACAAACTTCGGCGGGGACTATTTCGCTATCGGTGTGGGCGGTGCGGTGACCGGAAAAGGCGCTGACATCCTCATTATTGACGACCCACACTCCGAACAAGAGGCTGCGATAGGCGCGTACAACCCCGAGGTGTACGACAAAGTGTACGAGTGGTACACATCCGGCCCTCGGCAGCGTCTGCAACCGGGTGGAGCCATCATTATTGTGATGACGCGCTGGTCATTGAGGGATTTGACCGCCCAAGTGCTGAAATCAGCGGCCCAAAGGAGCGGCGAAGAGTGGAAAGTCATTGAATTTCCAGCCATTTTGCCCAATGAGACCGCACTTTGGCCTGAATTTTGGAACCTTGATGAGTTATTGGCCCTGCGCAATGAGCTTCCAAGCGGCAAATGGATGGCTCAGTACCAGCAGCAGCCCACTTCGGACACAAACGCCATCATCAAGCGCGAATGGTGGAAGTGGTGGGAGGGAGACAACCCTCCGGTGTGCGAATTTACGATTCAAGCGTGGGATACGGCGCATGAGGTCAAGAAAGTCAACGACTACTCGGCCTGTTCTACGTGGGGGGTCTTCTACAACGACGAGGACAAGCACCTGCCCAACATCATCTTGCTGAATGCGTTCAAGAAGCGGCTGGAGTTCCCCGATTTGAAGAAACGGGCGTATGAGGAATGGGAAGAATGGAACCCGGACTCCTTCCTTGTGGAGAAGAAAGCCTCTGGCGCTCCGCTCATCCAAGAATTCCGTGCAATGGGCATCCCCGTGCAGGAATACAGCCCCGGCAAGGGCCAAGACAAGATAAGCAGGCTGAACTCCGTCTCGGATTTGTTCGCCTCGGGTAAAGTATGGGCTCCTCGTACCCGTTGGGCTGAGGAGTTAGTGGATGAAGTGGCAGCGTTCCCATCAGGGGAGCATGATGACTTGGTGGACTCCATGACGCTGGCACTGATGCGGTTTAGACAAGGTGGCTACTTACGCTTGCCGTCAGACGAGCAAGACCCGATTCAGTACTTCAAAAGCCATCGCGGCGCAAAGTACTACACAGTTTAAGGACACGATATGGCAGAAAAACCCGTGTTGGATGAAACCACAATAAAAAATTTACGGCAGGCAGGGTCGAATCCTAATTCGATAACCCGTACGTTTCCTAAAAACATGCCTTCTACTGCCGCAGGTTTACCGGGGTTGGAAGCCTACGAAGACCCTAGAATTTTAAACACGGACACCGCTGGGTACATGTTTGGGGGTAATGATGATTCTTCAGAAGGAATGAAGAACAGGCAGATGACTCAAGCTATGTTTGTCAGCCCAGATAAATCTAACTTAGACGATACCACTGCCCATGAAACTGAGCATTTGTTGGCAAGGCAAAACCTTGGGCACCCATCGAAAATCAACACAAAATTTGATGAGCTTATAGGGAATAAAAGTAAGGGCGATAGGATTGATTTTGTACGCAATGCAGTTATGGCAGGCCCCTACTTACAAAAAAAGTATGGGTTAGATTCAGCGTATTTCACTGACGACATGTATACGTTCCAAGGCAGTAGGGCTCGTAATTTGTTGTATGAACAATTAGCCGCTCTGTCTGCGCTTGAACAAAAACACAAGGTAGATTTGACTAAAGACCCTGAGTTACGTAAAACGCTGTTCAAAGACCCAGCAGTGCGTGAAACATACAATGCGTTGACTGGGCTACGTCAAACACGGTTAGACCCTCGTGATTTACCTCCGTACACACGGCAACCCGAACCAACCGAACCCGGTATGGTGGACAAGCTAAAAAAGATGCTGGGTTTTGCCAATGGTGGGGCAGTGCCTCATGCGGGCAACAACAAACTTATCTAAGGACACGATATGGCAACAGGGTACATGGGCAGTGGTGATATGGGCAAGGGGCTGTACCAAGCCCCGATGGGATTGGCAGACATGGAGGAGCCGGACATTGAGATTGAGGTTGAAGACCCCGAGTCAGTGCACATGAACATGGGGGACATTGAGATTGACCTAATGCCCCAAAAAGAAACTTCCGATGACTTCGATGCCAACCTAGCCGAGTACATGGATGACGGTGAACTTGCTGAGATTGCAGGGGAACTGGTTGAAGCCTTTACCAAAGACCTAGGTGACCGCAAAGAGTGGATTAAGACCTATGTTGATGGCTTGAAACTGCTAGGTCTCCAGTACGAAGAGCGGACTGAGCCGTGGCAGGGCGCGTGTGGCGTGTTCCACCCGATGCTGACCGAGGCAGTTGTACGGTTCCAATCTGAAGGTATCACTGAGACTTTCCCTGCTAGTGGGCCAGTTAAGACCAAAATCCTTGGTAAAGACACCAAGAAGAAAGAAGAAGCCGCAGAACGTGTTCAAGTGGATATGAACTACCAGCTTACCGAGGTGATGCAGGAGTATCGCCCCGAACATGAAAAGCTGCTGTGGTCACTGCCCTTGGCAGGTTCTGCGTTCAAGAAGGTGTACTACGACCCGAGTAAAGGGCGGCAGGTCTCCGTATTTATCCCCGCTGAAGACATTGTTGTGCCCTACGGCGCGTCTAGTATTGAAGATGCCCCCCGTGTCGCACATGTGATGCGCAAGACCGAGAACGAGGTACTGAAGCTGATTGAAGCTGGGTTCTATCGTGATGTGGAGTTGGGGGAGCCAAGTTTTGAGTTGGACGACATTGAGAAGCAGAAAGCCGAAGAGCAAGGCATGTCTGCAATTCAAGATGACCGGTTCCGTGTTCTTGAGTTCCACGTTGACTTGGACTTGCCCGGTTTTGAGCATAAGAACAAGAAGAAACAGAAGACAGGGATTGCCCTGCCGTATGTGGTGACCATTGAGAAAGGCACACGTACTGTTCTGGCTATCCGCCGCAATTGGTACGAGGATGACCCGCTGCATATTAAGCGCCAGCATTTCGTGCACTACCAGTACATTCCCGGCTTTGGCTTCTATGGCTATGGCCTCATCCACTTGATTGGTGGGTATGTAAAGAGTGCCACCATGCTGCAACGGCAGTTGATTGACGCAGGCACTTTATCTAACCTGCCCGGTGGTCTGAAGTCCCGTGGGCTGCGTATCAAGGGCGATGACACCCCTATCCAGCCGGGTGAGTTCCGTGATGTGGATGTGCCGAGTGGCTCAATCCGCGACAACATACTCCCCCTGCCTTACAAGGAGCCAAGCCAGACCCTGTTTGCGCTGTTCCAGACTATTGTCGAGGAAGGCCGCGCATTTGCCTCTGCTGGTGATATGAACGTCAGCGACATGTCGGCGCAGGCTCCGGTGGGCACAACGCTGGCCCTGTTGGAGCGGCAGTTGAAGGTGATGGGCGCTGTTCAGGCCCGCATGCACTACACGATGAAGCAGGAGTTCAAGCTGCTGAAGACCATCATTGCCGACTACACACCGGAGGAGTACGACTACGCTCCCGAGGATGACTCGGACGATGACATGGAGGATGACCGTCGGGCTAAAAAAGCCGACTACGACATGGTTGAGGTTATCCCTGTCAGCGACCCCAACGCAGCGACGATGGCGCAGAAGATTGTGCAGTACCAAGCGGTGATGCAGCTTGCACAGAGCGCACCCCAGTTGTACGACATGGCGTTCTTGCACCGGCAGATGATTGAGGTGCTGGGGGTCAAGAACGCAGATAAGCTGGTCAAGATGGAGGAGGATGCCATCCCCGTAGACCCGGTGACTGAGAACCAGAACATACTGACTGGCAAGCCGGTCAAGGCGTTCATCGAACAGAACCACCAAGCGCACATTGCTGTGCATGCGTCTGCCATTCAGAATCCGAAGATTCAGCAGTTGATGCAGCAGAACCCGGCAGCGCAAGCCATCATGGCAGCGGCTATGGCCCACATCAATGAGCATGTAGCGTTGGAGTACCGCAAGCAGGTTGAGACTGCGATTGGCATGTCGATACCGGGCGAGGATATGAACAAGAAGGTTACGCCTGAACAAGCTGACCAGATTGCCGTTATGTCGGCACAAGCCTCGCAACAGATTCTTCAGCGTGACCAGCAAGAAGCCAAACAGCAAGCAGCGCAGCAGCAGATGCAAGACCCTGTGGTGCAGATGCAGATGCAGCAGCTTCAGATTCAACAGCAAGACCTTCAACTCAAGGCACAGAAACAGCAGCTTGATGCAGCAGCCAAGGCTGACCAGCTTCGGATTGAAGAGTCACGGATTGAAGCGCAGAAAGAAATTGCAGCCATGCAAGTGGCAGCGCAGTCGGCTCAGGCTAAAGACAAGCTAGATAGGCAGATGGAGATGGAAGGCGTTCGTATAGGTGCTGAGGTTGCCAAAAACAAGGCGCAGCAACAGCAGCAGCAACGCCAAGCCAATGCCCAGATGCAGTACCAAAATCAAAACCGCACACCCCGTAAGGAGCAGTAATGGACACTAACCGGGTACTTAGTTACCTTGCGAAAGAGATTGAACAATTACGTACCGACCAAGCTGTTTTTATAGCAAGTGGTCGAGCAAACGATTTTGCCGAGTATCGGCATGTCTGCGGTGTCATCCGGGGTCTGACACATGCAGAAACTATCGTTAAAGACCTCGTGCAAAAACTGGAGAAAGATGATGAGTGAATTTGATGTCGCTGCGGTGGACTTGTCGGGGATTCTGAATAAGACCCCCGAAGAGAAAGCTAAGCAGTTGCCCGACCCTAAAACCTTCCACATGCTGTGCGTCGTACCAGAGGCAATGGAGGAGTTTGCGGACAGTGATATTGGGATTGTCAAATCTGGGCAAACCATGCACTACGAAGAAGTACTGACCCCAGTGCTGTTTGTAGTCAAACTTGGCCCTGATTGCTACAAGGATGCAACCCGCTTCCCTAGTGGCCCGTCTTGCGTAGAAGGTGACTTCATTATTGTTCGCCCCAATTCAGGCACACGTTTGAAGATTCATGGACGCGAATTCCGCATCATCAATGACGACTCGGTGGAAGCCGTTGTCGAAGACCCGCGTGGTATCCAACGCGCTGCTTAAAGGAGTAATGTATGCCTGCATTTGAAGACGACAATTTTGAGTTTCCTGATGAGAAGGAAGCTAAGGCTGCGGCAAAAGCAGCAGTGAAAGAAGACGAGAAGTTTGAGGTTGAGATTGAAGATGACACGCCGCCCGCAGACCGTGGGCGCAAGGCTGCACCTCCCCCCGATGACCCCACAGACGATGAACTGTCCTCCTACGATGAGAAAGTTCAAGCACGTATTAAGAAGTTCACCCGTGGCTACCATGATGAGCGCCGTGCCAAGGAAGAGGCTTTTCGTGAGCGCGAAGCTGCTGAAAACTTTGCCAAGCAGGTGTTTGAAGAAAACAAGCGCCTCCAGCATCAGCTTTCCTCGGGCAGCAAGGTACTGATTGAAACTTCCAAGAGCGCGGCTGAAATTGAGTTGGAATCAGCTAAGAAGTTTTATAAGGAAGCATACGACGCTGGTGATGGTGATAAGCTGGTAGACGCACAGGAGAAAATGACCAGTGCCCGTCTCAAGCTGGAACGTGCCAACGGAATGCGTCCTATTGAAGTTGAAGACCGTGAGTTTCCTGTACAGCAACCCGCAAAACCCAGTTCACCCCGCGCTGAAAGATGGGCGGAAAAGAACAAGGACTGGTGGGGTCAAGATGAAGAGATGTCTATGGCTGCCGTGGGGATTGACAAGAAACTGCAAAGACTGTATGGTGCGGACTACGTGGGTACTGATGAGTACTTCCGCACCATCGACAAAACGATGCGCAAACGATTTCCTGAGTATTTTGAAGATGCTCAGAGCTATGAGGATGATGACCCGCCTCCACAAAAAAGGACATCAGAACCGGACGAGGATGAATCTCCCCGCCGTGCAAAACCTGCTACCGTTGTTGCTCCGGCTTCACGTAGCACCCCGCCTAACCGCATTAAGTTAAAGGCATCCGAAGCCGCCATTGCGCGTCGTCTTGGGGTTCCTATCGAACTTTACGCTAAACAGGTTGCTCAACTTAAAAGAGGTTATTGAACATGGAAACTCAGAACGCAACTCCAAAACAAAACCGCTTAGGTCGTGAATTGGAAACCCGTGAAACTACCTATCGTCCAACTGCTTGGCGTCCGCCTGAGTCTTTGCCTTCTCCCGACCCTCGGGATGGGTGGACACATCGGTGGATTCGCATTAGTACTTTAGGAACTTCTGACCCATCAAATATCTCTGGCAAGTTACGTGAGGGCTATGAACCCGTGAAAGCGGATGACTATCCCGAACTAATGATGCACGCTACTACCGAAGGCCGCTTCAAAGGCTGTGTCGAGGTAGGTGGATTGATTTTGTGTCGTATTCCCGCCGAGTTTATGGTTCAACGTGCCGCCTTCTATGCTAATAAAAATAAGCAGCAGTTGGATTCCGTTGACAATACTTACATGCAGGATAACGACCATCGTATGCAAAAGTTCGCAGAGAGAAAATCTCAAGTGACTTTTGGTTCTGGTCTTTAAACATTAGGAGTTTTTATGGCATATCCTGTCGTATCAGCACCGTATGGTTTGCTACCGCAGAACCTTATTGGAGGTCAAGTATTTGCTGGTTCTACCCGCATGTACAACATCCAGTACGGCTACGCGACTAGCATCTTCTATGGTGACTTTGTTGTTCTGTCTCGTGGCTTTGCCACACGCGCCTCGGTCTCTACCGGCACCAGTCTGAATCAGACCGTCGGTATTTTCTTGGGTTGCACCTACACCAACCCCACGACTAAGCAAAAGTTGTTCTCCCAATATTGGCCCGCAAGCACCGCTGCCGGTGACTGCCAAGCCTATGTTTTGGATGACCCCGATGCTGTGTTCAAGGCGGTTGTTTGCAGTTCCGGCACTACCGTGGCTTCCGGCGCAATGGCGATGATTGGCACTAACCTGTCAGCTATCAACAATACCGGCAGCACCAACACCGGCAACTCGGCTAACGCTGTTCTGGCTCCTTCGGCTACTCCTGTTACCACCACTCTGCCTCTGCGCATGGTTGGTCTGGTTCCAGAGACCGCAGTGAATCTGGGTACTGCTACTTTCAGTTCGGGTACTACTACCCTGACCGTCAGTGCCCTGCCTTACGCTCTGCCCGTTGGTACGGACGTTTCTGTGTTGACCACTAGTGGTCAAGTTGCACAGACTGGTTCTTTTGTGGCTACCGCAGCTGCTGCTGGCGACACATCCGTTGTGTTGAACCAAGCCGCTACGTTCACATTGAACTCAGGCGTGTACGGAACAACCGTTGTCTTCACTCAGTATCCTGAAATCTTGGTTAAATTGAACCAAGGTCTGCATGGCTACTACTCTGCCACTGGCGCATAAGGAGTAAATCATGGCTATTTCACGCGCACAGCTACTTAAAGAGTTGCTCCCCGGACTGAACGCTTTGTTTGGAATGGAATACGCTCGTTACGGTGAAGAACACAAGGAACTCTACGAAACTGAGACTTCCGAGCGTTCCTTCGAAGAGGAAACCAAGTTGTCTGGATTCTCCGCCGCTCCGGTGAAGAACGAGGGCTCTGCAATTGCGTATGACAATGCGCAAGAGGCTTGGACTACTCGCTACAACCACGAGACCATTGCTTTGGGCTTCTCCATCACTGAAGAGGCAATCGAAGACAATCTGTATGACAGCTTGTCCGCTCGCTACACCAAAGGTCTGGCTCGCGCTATGGCGTACACCAAGCAGGTTAAAGCAGCTTCTGTCATCAACAACGGTTTCTCTGCCCAGTACGCTGGCGGTGATGGTGTTGCTCTGTTCAGCACTGCTCACCCGCTGGTCAATGGTGGTACTAACAGCAATCGTCCTTCTACTGCTGCTGATTTGAACGAGACTTCCTTGGAAGCCGCCGTTATCCAAATCGCCGCTTGGACTGATGAGCGTGGTCTGCTGATTGCAGCTAAGCCCCGCAAGCTGATTGTTCCTCCTGCTCTGCAATTCGTTGCTACCCGTCTGTTGGAAACCAGCCTCCGTGTTGGCACTACCGACAACGATATCAATGCGTTGAAGAACAACGGTTCGATTCCTGAAGGTTACACAATCAACCACTTCTTTACCGATAGCAACGGCTGGTATCTGACCACCGATGTGCCTAACGGTCTGAAGCATTTCGTGCGTTCGCCTCTGGCTAACAGCATGGACGGTGATTTTGATACCGGCAACGTCCGTTACAAGGCCCGCGAGCGTTATTCGTTCGGCTGGTCTGACCCACTGGGAGTCTTTGGCTCTCCGGGTTCGTCCTAAAAAGACTGAGAGAAGGGGCCTTGTGCCCCTTTTCTTTTTGGTGTATATTGCTCTCACTCCGGGGTTACCGGCGTATCAAACCAGTCCCGGCTGGACGACATACCGATTGATGCGCTCCACTTGTATGTGAGGATTTATCATGGGATTCGCAACTCATCTCGGCCCGTGGCTGCTTGGCACGGTCAAAAACACCACCGGTACTACCGCTGGAACCATCCGCAACATGGGCGCTACTGTTGTTTCGCAAACCGGAACCACCACAGTTAACGATACCACTGCAACTACCCTGTTTGTGTTGCCCGCTGGCGCGATGATTAACAACTTCCTTGTTAACATTACTACTGCTTATGCAGGTACGACCGGCAACACCATCACCATAAAAATCGGTTCTACGACTTTGGGTACTGTTGGTGGCGCTACCACTACGCCCCTGTCCGTGGGCCGAGCCACGTTCACCATTACTGATGCAAGCATTGCCACTTACGAAAACGTAGGTTCTACTGATGCAATCGTTACAGTGACTTACGCTTGTGCTGGTACTGCTAGTGGTGGCGCGGCTAATGTGACATGTGTGTACACAGTTCGTGGCTCTGACGGCGCTGCCAACCCCACCGGCACCCAGCAGTAATTAGTCTCGGGGGCTTCGGCCCCCGTTTTACAGGAGATTAGTTATGCAACAGTCAGACGTTAAAAGCGCACACCTTAGTGCTGCCGGTTCCTATTATGTTGGGCGAACACGCCTTAAAGGTTTTGTTGTAGCCCAAAAAGCGTCTACAGCAGTTACGTTTGAAATCAGAAACGGCAGTGCTACCGGGGATATTTTGTACACAATGGATTTAACAAGCCTTGCACAGGCTACTACTTTCAGTGTAACAATTCCCGGTGAAGGCATCTTGGCTTCTACAGGGCTGTATCTCACGTTAAGTGTTGGCACTGTTACAGGTATCACGGTGTTCTATGGCTAAGTCACCCGCATGGACTCGCAAAGAAGGCAAGAATCCCAACGGCGGCTTGAACGCCAAGGGGCGGGCCTCCGCCAAAAAGCAAGGGATGAATTTGAAACCTCCCCAGCCGGAAGGCGGCAGCAGGCGCGACTCCTTCTGTGCAAGGATGACTGGCATGAAGAAGAAGCTCACCAGCGAGAAGACCGCGAACGACCCAAATTCCCGTATCAATAAAAGCCTGAAGGCATGGAACTGCTAGGAGTACGACATGGGTAGATTTGATTACAAACGTCCCGGTGATGAGCAAACGCTTGAGGGCGGCGGAAGTGGCGGCGGATACCGCTCTGCCCCGTATAAAATTCCGTCTTACAAAACTAAAACCCCAAATGAAGAGGCCCTTAGTGATGTAACTAAGGGGTTTGTTGTTGGGGGCGCGGGAGCAACTGCGGCGCTTGTTTCGTCAGACAGAGACACCAGTGCAAGCGATGAGAAAAGCGCTAAAGAGCGCCGTGAAGCCGCTGCTGAGTACAAGCGCGAGACACGCAGGGGCAACAAGTTTGCCAAAGGTGGTTCAGTATCCGCCCGTGCAGACGGCATTGCCCAGCGCGGCAAAACAAAAGGACGGATGTGCTAAATGACTGATACACACAACACCATCAAAGACATTCTTGATGTCGCTGCAATCTTTTCAACCATCGGCGCATTTTTGGAATGGGTTTCACCTGTGTTTGGTCTTATCGGAGCTATCGTAGGTGTGATGCGCATCGTTGAAATGGCTACGGGCAAGTCTTTTGCTGAAGTCATCAAGTGGAAGAAGAAAGACGACGATGCCAGCAACAAGCCTTAAACAGAAGAAATTCATGGATGCTGCGGCGCACAATCCGTCGTTCGCTCAGCAGGCAGGAATACCTCAATCCGTTGCAAAGGACTTTAGCGGTGCAAGCAAGGGAATGAAGTTTGGTAAAGGCTCTACGTCGCGGCCTGATTTGCAACGTATCAACAAACCTGACACTAAGCAGGGCAAGAACGAATTGTTCAAGAAAGGTGGAAACACTATGGCTACTAAAGGCGTAAACCCATTTGCTAAGTTTGAGAAGTCCGGTAAAGACGTTGAGAAAAAAGGCGTCAAAGAAGGCTCCAAAAAAGACATGATGATGGACAGATTCCAGATGATGAAGAAGAATGCTGCCCCCGCTAAGAAGATGGCTGGTGGCGGTTCCGCTTCTGCCCGTGCTGACGGTGTTGCCACCAAAGGTAAGACCAAAGGCAAGATGCTCAAAAAAGGCGGCATGGCCTGATAGGGAGTAATCCATGAACAACAATGATTTAGCAGCCCTCGCCGCGCTAGGCGCGATGGGAGCTTGGTACAAGAGCCACCTTGATAGCCTAGGTACTGGGCAAGGTGCCCCTGCTGACGCTGCTGGAAGATATCCCCCTGCCGCTGATTTTGTAAACAGAGATAGCTCTGGTGGTGTTGGTGGTATTCGCGCCCGTGATGTGGTTTATGGTGGGGACAATACCGCCCGTGATGCTGGCGCTGCCATTGCCGGAGAGAACCGGGATTTAGCGGGTGCACAACGTGCGAATAGTGGTGTAGGTTTGAGCTTACGTGGTGGTAACGAGCAACGGTATCGGGATAGAAGTGGCGGTAAAGGTGGCGGCGGGGCCCCTATAGTTTCTTTTACCGGGAATGGTTCTGGGTATGACAGACCATTTCTTTCTGGCGCTGTTGCCCCCGATGTTGCCCCCGATGCTGCCCCCGAAGAATCAGATGGCATGGGCGGGGCTCTAAGGGCGGGCATTACCGCTGCGGGCCTTGGTACGGCTGGCCTTGCTGGTTCTTACTACGCAAAGGTAAAAAGAGAAGCCCGACTAGCGGATGAACGTGCAAAACGAGTAGCCGAAGCGCGAGCGGGTATCCTCAAAGACCAGACACAAGAAAGAATTGCGGAAGACCGCGCTGGTAGCAAGGCACGACCCCAAACCGAAGAATTATCAGACACTAAAAAGATGTTTGCAGAAGGCCCTGACCGCGCCGCTGTAGCGGAAGCAAAGAGCCGGGCAACCCAAGCGGAAATTGACGCTGAACTCAAGCGGTACAAAAATAAAACCAAAGGGGCTAATGACCGCGCTGCGGTGTTGAACAAAGATATGTGGGCAGCGGGGCCAACTGTTGTAAACGAAACTTCAGCGCAAACTAGAGCACGTAATACTCCTGCACCGGAAAACGCTGCGCGTATGACTGCCGCCCAGAAAGCTGCTGCTAAGCAAGCCGCTGATATGGAAGCGTTCAACAGCATGTTACGGGAACAAAAAGTTGGCCCGGCGGTGGAAGAAGGAAAAAGAATTAAGGCCCGTGGTATGGCAGGAAAAGCTGGTCTTGCGCTAACGGCTCTTGGTCTTGGAAGTGCTGCCAACGCAGCTACTAATATGACCGCTGGGGAACGTGAACGGCTTGGTGCAGATGTGGTGGAAGGGTTAATAACACCACTTGGGTTAACACCTTCAATGGCTGGAGAAGGTTCTGATTTGTATCCCAGTAAACCTCTTTCGTCTGCGGAGCGCAAAAAGATGATAGAGGCTATGTCCCCAGCGGACAGGAAAAAAATGGAAGAAGCCCTTGCCCGCCAGAACCCCGGACTGCTTGACAGAATCAAAAGACCTAGTGCTGCCAATCAAAGGGCTGCTGGTGGGCAAATTAAAGCCAAGAAGATGGCTTCTGGTGGTATGACTTCAACTGTGTCTTCTGCTTCTAAACGTGGTGACGGTATTGCCTCCAAAGGTAAGACCCGTTGCAAAATGTACTAAGGACTAAAAATGGCTGATGATAAAAAACCTTCTAACTATGATGAAGTAATGGATGCCAAGATGCAAGCGAAGAAAGACGTTGCATACGACGCTGCGGATAGTACGCCCCCTAATCCAGCCCCTTTGTATATGACCAAAACGCCCGGTGGTAAAGCTAAGCGTATGGCTTCTGGTGGCTCTGCTTCCAGCCGTGCGGATGGTATTGCTCAGCGTGGCAAAACCCGTGGCACAGTGGTCATGTGCGGCGGTGGGATGTACAAAAAATGATGGCTTCTCGCGGCATGGGCGCTATTAGCCCATCCAAAATGCCCAAGGGTACTAAGACTGCCCGTAGGGATGACACTGACTTCACAAAGTATGCTGAAGGCGGTAAGGTAAATGCTGCGGGTAACTACACCAAGCCGGGTCTCCGTAAACGCATTGTGTCCCAAGTCAAGGCTGCGTCTACACAAGGGACGGGTGCAGGACAGTGGTCAGCCCGCAAAGCACAGCTTGTAGCTAAACGGTACAAGGCTTCTGGTGGGGGGTACAGAGATTGAAAGCGCCGCAGCAATCCCTGAAAAACTGGGGTGACCAGAAATGGCGCACCAAGTCGGGAAAGCCGTCGTCAAAAACAGGTGAGCGTTACCTCCCTGAAGCTGCTATAAAATCCTTATCACCGGCTGAATACGCTGCAACCACCAAAGCAAAACGCGCTGGTAAAGCAGCAGGAAAACAGTTTGTTGCCCAACCCAAAAGCATTGCAAAGAAAACAGCAGGGTTTAGATAATGGCGAATACTTCTGGCTCCACAGCTTTCAACCTTGACCTTACTGAGTTGGTCGAGGAGGCATTTGAGCGGGCTGGGAGTGAACTACGCACGGGCTATGACATGCGCACGGCGCGGCGCAGCCTCAACATCATGTTTGCCGACTGGGCAAACCGTGGCATCAACCTGTGGACGATTGAGCCGGGTACGATTGAGTTGGTGCAGGGGCAGAACACCTACCCTCTACCGGAAGACACAATCGACCTACTGGAACATTTGATTCGCACAAACGCCAACAGCACTGCCAATCAAGCTGACCTGACCATTACCCGTATCAGTGTTTCTACCTACGCGACTATCCCCAACAAGCTGACCCAAGCGCGGCCTATCCAGCTTTGGATTCAACGATACAACGGGCAGACATCAGTTGTAGGATTAACCCTAAGTGCATCAATTTCAAGCACAGCCACAGAAGTTACCCTGAGTTCCACTGTGGGACTGCCCGCTTCTGGGTTCATCAAGATAGACTCAGAAACCATCAACTACGGCTACATAGAGGGAAATACCCTCTATAGCTGCTTCCGTGGGCAGAACAACACGACTGCCGCCTCCCATACTGCTGGGGCTACTGTCTACTGGCAGCAGCTTCCCGCCGTGACCGTCTGGCCTACACCTGACAACGTGCAGACATACACACTGGCCTACTGGCGGCTGCGCCGCACCCAAGATGCGGGTGGCGGTGTGAACATCATGGATGTGCCGTTCCGGTTTATCCCCTGCATGGCAGCGGGCTTGGCGTACTACATTGCGGGCAAGATTCCAACTGGTATGGAGCGCCTACCCATGCTCAAGCAGCAATACGATGAGACTTGGGAACTTGCGGCGTACGAAGACCATGAGAAAGCGGCCCTCCGTTTGGTGCCGCGCCAGACCTATATTGGGCGGTAGTCATGGGTAATAGATTCGCTTCCGGTAAGAATGCGATTTCAGAGTGTGACCGTTGTGGTCAGCGGTTCAAATTGAGTGTCTTGAAGACGGAAATTATCAAGACAAAGAACTACAATCTGTTGGTGTGTCCAGAGTGCTGGGACCCCGACCAGCCGCAGCTACAGCTAGGTATGTTTCCAGTGGATGACCCACAGGCTTTGCGTAACCCGCGCCCTGACCGTAGCTACGTGGCTTCTGGATTGGATACCTTGGGTTACCCCAGCGGCGGGTCTAGAGATATCCAATGGGGCTGGAACCCTATTGGCGGTGCAAGTGGAGTTGATGTAGGTCTAACGCCCAATTACTTGGTCGGAACCACGAGTGTTGGTACAGTAACAGTAACGGTTTCATAGGAGTCCATGATGGATACAAAGACAGTTAAACGCATCGCCGACACCGAGGCCAAGAAAATGGTTAAGGGACACGAGTCGCGTATGCACGCTAAGAAAATGGCAAAGGGTGGTGTGACTACCGACCAAGCCATGAAATATGGTCGCAACTTGGCCCGCGCCAACAACCAGAAAACGGGGTAAATCATGGCATACACAATGAAAAAAGGTGGTAAGGAAGTTGGTCAAGCCAACGTCTACGCACCGCCCCACACGATGGATGGTAAAGCTATGAAGGGTTCTTCAAACCCCGGCAAAGAACCTAACCGCAGCCAATTGGACACTGCGGATATCAGCCTAGGCGCGTACAGCAAATCTGCTGGCAATGAACCTATCAAGACAACAGGTATCAAAGTTCGGGGAACTGGCGCAGCTACCAAAGGACTGATGGCACGAGGCCCAATGGCATGAACTACTCTGAGCTTTCGTCGGCAGTACAGACCTATACGGAGAATAACTTTCCGGCGATTACACTCGCGGATGGGTCTACATTTACGACTACGGCTCAGATTAACCGCTTCATCGAACAGGCGGAACAGCGCATCTACAACACGGTGCAATTCCCCTCTTTACGTAGGAATGTGACAGGGGTTACCACTTCAGGCAACAAGTACTTGTCTTGCCCTGATGACTTCCTTGCTCCGTATTCCTTGGCTATCTACACTACATCCGGCCCGTTCATATACCTACTAAACAAGGATGTGAACTTCATCCGTGAAGCGTACCCAACGCCAACTGATACGGGAACTCCCAAGTACTACGCTTTGTTTGGCCCAGCCGTTGCAAGTTCGGTCATCAGTAACGAGTTGTCGTTCATCCTTGGCCCTACACCCGATGCGGTCTACAACGCTGAACTGCACTACTACTATTACCCCGAGTCCATCACCTCCGCAGGTACTACATGGCTTGGGGACAACTTCGACACTGTGCTGCTGTACGGTTCGCTAGTTGAGGCGTACACCTTTATGAAGGGTGAGGCCGACCTGATTGCGTTGTACGATACTAAGTACAAAGAAGCCCTTGCACTGGCTAAACGTCTGGGTGATGGTATGGAACGTCAAGATGCCTATCGCAGCGGCCAATTTAGGCAGGCGGTGACATGAGCATTATCCAGACGCAGACCACCAGCTTCAAAACGGAGCTGTATCAGGCGGTGCACAACCTGTCCACGGACACCATCTACATTGCCCTGTACAACGGCAATGCAAACTTGAACGCTGACACTACGGTCTACACTACCCTTAATGAAGTAGTGGCTACAGGCTACACGGCAGGCGGGCAGGCATTGACCGGGGTCTCCATCAGCTCCTCGGGGTACACCGCCTATGTGAATTGGTCGAATGTGTCTTGGACAGGGGCGATTACAGCCCGATGCGCTCTGATTTACAACGTGACCCAAGGCAACAAGTCCATCGCAGTGATTGACTTTGGCGCGGATAAAACCTCGACCACCACATTCACTATCACGATGCCCGCTAACACGGCTACTACGGCGCTTATTAGAAGTTCGTAGGGGGCGGCATGACCACTTGGACGCCCATAGACACCGGCAACTCCATCGCAGTGTCGTATGACTTTAACCCGTACGCTACTTTGGCGTTTGCTGAAGGTGCTTTTGCTGATGGTTTGGTCTACGACCCATGGGGCAATATTGGTACTGCACAGACACCAAATTGGGGTGTAATACCCACCGGGACTTCACTGTCATACGACTTCAACCCTTATGCCACTTTGGCCTTTGCTGAAGGTGCTTTTGCTGATGGTTCGGTCTATGACCCGTGGACGTTAATTTCTACGTCCTAAGTAAAAAGGAAAGATATGGCGCTCGTAATTGCAGATAGGGTCAGAGAGACCTCCACTACAACCGGTACAGGTGACATCGTTTTAGGTGGCGCAGTAGCTGGTTTTGTGTCGTTTTCTAGTGTTATGGCCAACGCAGACACTACCTACTATTGCATGGTGGGTGGCAACTCTTGGGAAGTAGGTGTGGGTACATACTCCACTACTACCAATTCGCTATCCCGTACGGTAGTCCTTGCATCGTCCAATAGTGGGTCTCTTGTTAGCTTTGGTTCCGGTACGAAAGCCGTGTTCCTTACCCAGCCTTCAGAACGTGCTGTTTACGTGAACGGCAACACTGTGGTTGCTGCAAACGGGGCCACTGTACCCAACTCATTGCTTGCTAACAGCAGCATCACTATCAACGGCGTGACCATTCCTCTGGGTGGCTCTTCTACTACTGTTCCTCCGGCCTATCCGCTAGTAGGCGCTACGCTCATTGATAGCACAACTCAAGGCACAGTGGTTACGGGGAATTCGGCGTTCAAAGCTTTGAGTGTTACTCAGTCTGGGTCGGGTGATGCGCTTTTTGTTACCCAAGCTGGGTCAGGTAATGCTCTAGTAGTCGAAGACACTTCAAGCCCTGATGGTTCTCCTTTTGTAATCACTGCAAACGGTAGTGTGGTAGCTGGGTACACCAGCACTGTTAACGCAGGTGGAGCAGTCAATCCCAAGCTTGAAGTACTGGGCACGACGGCATCCCTAAGCACGATTGCAGCAGGGCGTTGGAGCGCAGATACGAGCCCATCTAGCCTGTATGCAATCAAGTCTCGGGCGGCTGTAATTGGTGAAGCCTCCACCATTGTGCAATCCGGTGACCAGATTGGTCAGGTAGTCTTTACCGCTGACGATGGGGTTACTTTCACGCAAGCGGCGACTATCGTTGCAGAGGTTGATGGCACTCCCGGCGCATCCGATATGCCCGGACGTTTGGTGTTCAAGACTACCCCTGACGGCTCTGCTACCCCCACTACGGCGCTCACCATCAACAATGCACAGCAGATTGGTGTAGGCCCGGCTCCTGTAGCTAGCAAGGGCACGCTTCAAATTGGCACGATAGGTTACACCGACACCGGCATTGTGGTTGCTGCGGCTTCCAGTGTGGCGGGCTACAACCAGATAGTGTTCCAGAACACAAGCAATAACGCCGCTGCGTCTACAAACCTGAACGTCTCTAATGATGCGGCTACTGCGACTACCAACTTTGGCGAGTTTGGTATCAACTCCTCTACCTTCACTGGTACGGGTTCGTTCAGCCAAGCGGGTTACACATACCTTGCTTCAGCGTCTACAGACTTAGTAATTGGTACGTACGCATCAAACAACATCCGTTTTGTTATCAACAGCGGAGCTACCGATGCGGTCATCATCAACACCGCTGGTAACGTGGGGGTTGGTATCGCCCCCACTGCATACCTAACCCTCAAGGCTGGTACAGCAGCAGCTAGCACTGCACCATTGAAGTTCACAGCAGGCACTAACCAAACTACTCCAGAGGCGGGTACGTTTGAGTTTGATGGCAATGCGTTCTACTCTACCGATGACGTAACAGGTGGGCGTGGGTTTATCCCCTCTGTCCACTACTTTCGCTTGACTGCTGATGGTTCGGCAGCGGGGCCCACCATTGCTAACTACTTTGGTACAACTTCCGGTGTTAACCTTGACCCCAACATCTTCTACGAGTTGGAAGCTAACTTGTTCTTCACCAAGACCACGGCGGGTACGGTTACGTTCACAATGACGTTTACGCAGGCCCCCGTGAACAACGAGGCTTGGTATACAGGTAGCCCTGTAGGTGGTGTTGGTACAGTAGGCGCTCCACAGACCGCAGCGATTGTGAAGTCCACAGCAACTGCGGGCGCGTTACCTGTCACCGGCTCTTTGACCACGGCGGTGAACCACCAATACCAGCTTTGCGCTATGTTCCAGACCAACGCGACTACGGGTGGTACGCTCAACATTCAGATTACCAGCAGTGCTGGTACTGTCACCCCATTGGCGGGCAGCTACTACAAAATCACTCGCTTGCCTTCGGCTAACTCAGGTGCATTCGTCTAAAGGACTAGAGCATGGCTACTACATCTCTCTTAGGGCTAGCCCTCCCAATAACGGGGCAGGAATCAGGCACTTGGGGCGTTACGGTAAACGACTCCATTACTGCGCTATTGGACTCCGCTATCGCAGGGTCAACTGTGCTGAACACCGACGCAGACGTAACACTGACCAGTACGGATTTAGTAGCCAACCAAGCCCGGCAAGCCATCCTTCTATGGACAGCGGGAGGTACAGTAACACGTACCATCATCGCGCCTGCCAAGTCAAAGGTCTATGTCGTTGTCAATAAGACATCCGCTACACAGTCCATCAAGTTGTGTGGACCGGGGCCAACCACGGGCATTACTGTGGGCGCGGGCAGTTCAGCCATCTGTGCTTGGAACGGTTCGGACTTTGTAAAAATCTCGGGTAGCGGCGGCGCTACAGGTGGTGGGGCCGACCAGATTTTCTATGAGAACGGGCAGACGGTGAACACCAACTACACCATCACAACCAACAACAACGCCGGTACATTCGGCCCAGTTTCAATCGCAACTGGGGTTACCGTGACCATCCCGTCTGGTTCTGTCTGGTCTATCGTCTAAGGAGAACCCATGAGTTCAATCGCAATCCAAGGTGATTCAAGCGGGAATGGTGTCTTCACCATCGCCTCGCCCAACAGTGCCAACAACTACACCATTACGTTGCCCACCGTTACCGGGGGGAGTTTTATCGTCAGCGATGCAAGCGGCAACGTGGGGATTGGTACTACTACGCCTGCAACAAAACTAAATGTTTATGACGCAACATCTGCAATCATTTCGGTAGATGGGGATAGCAGCGCGTCTTCTAGAGTTACAAGATATTCAGCAGACAATAACCCATCTCAGGCCATTTTGCGAAAAGCAAGAGGAACACTAGCATCGCCAGCCGCTGTGGTTGCTGCGGATACCGTTGGCGGCGTATTCATGCAAGCGTATGGGGGAACGAATTTTAGGAATATCGCCCGAGTTGATGGTCTTGTTGAAACATACACATCTGACACTAACATTGCGGGCGCAATGCGGTTTTACACAAACGCAGGCTCTACTGACGTTACCGAACGTATGCGTATTGACTCCAGCGGTAACTTGCTGGTGGGGAAAACGGCAACCAGTATAGGCACAGCAGGGTTTGAAGCTAACGCAACTGGAATGTCTGCAACAAGCGCAGGCACAGAAGCAGCCAACTTCAACAGAAACTCGTCGGATGGAACCATTATAATTTTTAGACGGCAGTCTACTGCGGTGGGCACAATTTCAGTAACAGCATCCGCTACTGCCTACAACACATCGTCCGACTACCGCCTCAAGGAAGACATTGTCCCCATGACAGGGGCATTGGAAAAGGTAGCTGCACTCAAGCCAGTCACCTACAAATGGAAAGTAGACGGCTCCAGCGGTGAAGGTTTCATTGCGCATGAACTGGCGGAAGTTTGCCCACAGGCAGTTACAGGTGAAAAAGACGCAATAGATGCTGACGGCAATCCGCAGTACCAAGGTATTGACGTGTCTTTCTTGGTAGCAACCCTGACCGCTGCCATTCAAGAGCAGCAAGCCCTCATCACTTCCCTGACCGCCCGTGTTGCGGCACTTGAAGGAGCAACAGCATGACACTTGCACTATCAGGCACCAACGGGCTGCTGCAAAACTACGACTATCAGACCCCGACCACGGGGTTTAGCTACACATTCACTACGTTCAATACTTTGGTGATGAACCCTGCGGGTACTCTGGCTACCGGCACCATCACGATGCCCGCCTCGCCTGTGGATGGCATGACCATCACGTTCAGCAGCACCAAAATCATTACTGCACTGACGGTTAACGCCAACACAGGCCAGACTATCAACAACGCAGTGACCACATTGGCTGCGGGTCAAACGGCTTCGTACATCTATCGTGCGGCTTCTACAGCATGGTTTCCCTTTTCTGATGTGTCCGTAGCGGTTACGCCTTATGGTGGCCCACGCGCTCGGTATTACCCCACAGTGGCTACAGGGCAACGGTTCACAATCCCAACGGGGGTTACAAGCGCAAAAATTACTATTGTTGGCGGTGGTGGCGGCGGTGGTGGGGGCAGCTCATCCTGCCCTACTGCTAGTGGTGGCAATGGAGGTACTGGAGCTAGTCTTGTTCAGTGGGTAACAGGGTTAACACCGGGCAACACATTGACCGTTGCTGTTGGCGGTGGTGGCTCTAGGGGTACTTCTAGCGGTGGTGGCGGTAGTGGAGGCACAAGTAGTGTCTCGTCTGGTACGCAAACAATCACTACATTACAGTGTACAGGCGGCAGCGGTGGAAATGGTGGTGGTAGCGGTGGCGGTAACGGTAGTAATGGCACTGCAACAGGTGTATCGGTTGGTATTGCTATTACTGGCGTTGTTATTACCGGCCCGGTAGGCACGTTCTCTTGCACTGCTAGCAGCTTCCCGTTGGTGGTAGGGCAGCAGCTTTTAATTAGCGGAACATCTGGTGGTACTGGAAGTATTACTGGGTACTCAAACCCAACTCTGTACTACATCATCGCAACTGATGGCTCCACTACGTTCACTTTATCTACTACTTACGGTGGTGGAGCTGTTGGCACTGCTGCTGGTACACCTACTGGTTTGACGTACACCATTAACGACACCGACGGTAGAACAGGGTATTCATTTGCTGGATATGGCGCAAATATTCTCAACGGGGGTTTTGGTGGTTCAGGCGGGGCCCCTGCCAGTAGTAACGGAAATGTGGGTACACAAGGCTACGTGTTGATTGAGTATTAAGGAGTAGTAATGAAATACGCATTGGTATGCCCAAACGAACCTGTGACTAGTGGGTATCGTATTGCTGAAGTTTTACCTACAGAAGCATGGTCTCCCGCACCGCCTACATATTGGATGGAATGCGCGGATGATGTGAACGCAGACGACTGGTACTTTGACACAACTACAAATACCATCATGCAGACCCCTTCTAGTTTCACTTTAGCTAACCCAATCGGCCTCCAAACGCTATGACTGCCGTTATTGAGCCAGCGCATTCGTTTGAATACGGTGGGGCTTCGTTCCTTGTCTACCATGCTAATACGGGCGAAGGGTTGCCACGCCATGAACACACGTTCAAACACGCTACTATGTGTAATGCTGGAAGCTGTGTCATCCGTAAAGAGGGGCTTGAAAAGGTGATTGACAAGCATACCCAGCCCATCGACCTTACAGCCAACGAGTGGCATGAAATTGAAGCACTAGAAGACGGTACTGTCTTTGTAAATATTTTTGCGAATGGGGAACAAGTATGACGACGATTATCTCTGGAACATCTGGGGTCACATTCCCCGCCGGTGGCGTTGGCAACCCTGCCGGTGCTGTTGTCGGTACGACTGACACCCAAACGCTGACAAATAAGACGTTGACTAGCGCAACTCTGACAACTCCGAGTATTAACTCGGCGCAATTTGCTACGGTGTCTGGTACAGCGCCTCTTTACGGATGCAGAGCATGGTGTCTTTTTAACGGGACGCTTACAGGGACTAACGCGCCTACTGCTGGCGGCAATGTTACAAGCATAACTCGCAACTCCACTGGTAATTACACAATAAACTTTACGACGGCGATGCCCGATACAAACTACGCAACCGTTTGGACGGGTAATGGGTCAGGTACTTCAGGTTCTGCTTATGCTGTAACTGCCGGTGGTCAAACTGTTTCGTCTGTAAGTATTTCGTCAAGGGCAGTTAGCACTGGCAATGCTGTTGATGAAACCCAATGTAACCTTGCAATCTTCCGGTAGTTTGCGCAAGTAACTCAAAATGATAGACCCTTTCACCGCATTTGCAGCCGCTCAGGCAGCGGTAAAGGGTATCCAAGCCGCCATTAAGCTCGGCAAGGATGTACAGGGCATTGCGTCTGACTTGGGCAAGTTCTTTGAAGCCAAGGACGTTGTCCAACAGGCCGCAAACAACCCCAAGAAGTTCAAGTCAGATACCGCGCAGGCGCTAGAGACGGTGATGCAGGCCAAGCAGCTTGCCGAGGCCGAGACTGAGTTGAAGAACATGCTCATCTGGTCGGGCAATGCAGATGTGTGGGAAGGCGTATTGCTGGAGCGCAACAACATCATCCAGAAGCGCAAGAAGGCAGAGATGGAAGCGGCGCTAGCCAAAGCCAAGAAACGCCAACAGATAATGGAAGCGCTCAGTATGGCTTTCTGGATTTCAGTATTTTTATCGGCCATCGGACTGAGTTACTTTTTCACAACCTTGTTTCTGGAGAGACGCGCATGATTCCAATCCTAGGTGCATTGCTAGGCACGCTGGCAGAAAACGGCTTGGGGCTGCTGTCTAGCGCCATCCAAGCCAAGGGCAAAGAAGTAGTCGAGAACACGTTGGGCGTGAAGATTCCCGATGCTCCCACCCCTGAAGATGTTGCCAAGCTGCGGCAACTCCAATACGACCATGAAGAGCGCCTGATTGAGTTGGGCATTGAGAAGGCCAAGATGGAGTTGGCTGAGATGGAACTGTACGCCAAGGCCGCTCAGAGCGATGCTGACAACGTCACAGACCGGTGGAAGTCAGACATGTCATCGGACTCTTGGTTATCCAAGAATATCCGCCCCATGAGCTTGATTGCCATTTTTGTGGGCTACTTCTTGTTCACCATGATGTCGGCTTTTGGGTACAGCCCTCAAGAGAGTTTCGTAAGCCTCTTGGGTACATGGGGCCAGATTGTGTTCTTGGCTTACTTTGGCGGCAGGACGGTAGAGAAGCTGGCTGAAATTAGGAGTTCAAAATGAGTCTCAACGTCGAACAAGCAGCGTTTCTGCTGGACTTCTGCAAGCTGGTGCAGTACGCCACCGACCAAGGTTTCATGGTCACAGGCGGGGAACTCGCCCGCACACCCGAGCAGCAGGCCATCTACTTCAAGACGGGCCGCAGCAAGACCATGAACTCCATCCACCTGAAGCGATGCGCCATTGACCTGAACTTCTTCCGTGATGGCAAAATCATCTGGGACAAGACTCCACTAGTGCCAATTGGGGCATACTGGGAGAGCCTGAACAAAGCTAACTCATGGGGCGGCAATGGAGTAAAGATAGTGGATGCGCCACACTTCTCCAGAGGCCCAGATGGAAAACCAGAATTCAGACGAGTCACTGATTGAGCGGAACGTGTAAACATGCCACTACAGAAAGTCATTCTCAAGCCCGGTGTAAACAGGGAGAACACCCGCTACACCAACGAGGGCGGTTGGTACGAGTCCGAGAAGATTCGGTTCCGCCAAGGTACGCCTGAAAAACTAGGCGGGTGGGCGCGTATCTCAGCAGCTACGTTTCTTGGAGTGTGCCGGTCATTGTGGAATTGGGTGACGCTGGGGGCGCAAAACCTACTTGGTGTGGGTACTAACCTAAAGTTCTACATTGAAAATGGTGGCATCTATTACGACATTACCCCTATTCGTGAAGAAGTCACGTTGACCAACCCGTTTACAACAAACGGCACTAGGACTGTCACGGTCACCCATACAAGCGGTGGTTTTGCCAACAACGCGTTTGTGACGTTCTACGGCGGCACGGCTGTTGGCGGGCAAACTATCACTGGCGAGTACCAACTAACCTACGTAGACCAAGACACGTACACAATCACTATCGCTACTGCGGCTACTACAGCTACCGGTGGTGGGACAGTCTATGCTGTCTATCAAATAAATCCCGGCCCTGAGTACGCAGTTCCGTTGACTGGGTGGGGCGCTGGCGGTTGGGGACTTGGTACTTGGGGTAACGGCGTTACCTCTAACGATGCGCTGCGTATCTGGAACCAAACTAATT